AAAGACTTGGTGTTAAAAGAGGTGATATAAGAGGTTATATGGCTGGTTTCCGTAATCCATGGACAGGTGAAATGAACAATGCACATATGGGTACTATGGAAGATTCTGCTACTTATACTCGTTACGGGCATATTGGAGTAGCTATCATCGACCCTAGTAGAACTGCTTGTATACTTCCAACTATGTTAGCATAAGGAAGATAAAAATATTAGCATAAGTAATGCTTAAGAAAGGGTTTAAATATCCTTTCTTTCCATTACGTTAATATTAATTTAAAAATAGACAAAAATGGCAGAGATGAATGAAGTTAAAGTAGAAAAAAAGTTTAAACTCCCTAATGAAAAAGTTCAAGTAGAGTTCATTAAAAGGGAAAAAGGTAATGTAAAGAATAAAAATCATGTGTTGTACGGTGGTATGTTAGAAGGGAGTTCGAGAACTCTATCTCCCAGACGATCCTCTACTACTTTTAAGTATGAGAAAGTACTTACGGATGAAGAACAAAAGTTCCTTGAAAAAAAGCTTGGTACAGAGAAAGAAGGTCTTAATGTATATAAAAAGGATAATAATTATTGGGATTCTGTTACAGTTATTCTTAAAAAAGAAGGTATAAGTCTTGATCTTTCAGACCCTATTGATTACATAAGATATAAAATATTATTATCTTATACTGATTTAGTTGCTCCTTCAATTGATGCACATAAATTAAAGAATAAACTTACATATTCTTTTGTTATTGTTCATAAAGGAGATAGAGAAAATGAGAAGGTTATTAAATATAACGTTACAAAAGAAGCTTACTCTATTGCATCTAAACTTGATTTAAGTACTGAGAAGACGAGAGAATTTTTATATTTATATGGAGTTAGGGTTTCTGGTGATGCTTCTGTAAAATGGATTAAAGGTAAATTAGCTCAAGTTGTTGAGGATGATCCGGGTGGAGTTGTAGATTTATATACTTCTGGAAATTATGAAACCAGATCTTTACTTGCAAGAGGAGTTCTTTGTGGAGTTATAAAGGATGTTGGAAACAAATTTTATCTTGAAGATGGTGTAGCACTTGCAGCGGAAAATGAAATATCATCTTTAGCTAATAGTATTAAGTTTTTGGATGATCCTGTTAATTCAGATATTAGAATGCGTGTTGAAGCTAAAATAGGTTGATATGACTAATACAGAATTTGCAAATGAGTTTGATATAATTTATGAGAATATTAGCAGTGGTAATGCTCCCGGGTTAGAACCATATGAAAAATCTGTTATTCTTACTCAGGCACAGGAATCGCTTGTTCGTTCTTTATTAGCTGCTAAAAGTTATGATCCTATAGCAGATCTTATTGATACTGTAGAAATTACTTCTTCAGCAGTAACAACTAAAATAGATCCTCGTTCTGTGGCGTTTATATTACCGACAGATTATCTGGAAATATCTAATGAGGTTGTAATTGATGGAAGTGGTCAATATTCTGTAATACCTTTACCTTATGTAGAATATACTACATTAATGTTAAAGCCTTACAAGTATCCAAGAGTAAGATCTGCCTGGAAATTGTTAAATACAAATGATTCTGATGCTAAGATAGTAGAAATATTAGCAGCATACGGTATAACTCCGGTTACGTATAAAGCAACGGTAGTAAATTATCCTACACCTATTATATTCACTGGTGTAACGCAAACTATACGTGGAGTATCGGCACCGTCTGACACTAATTTAAAGGATTCTTTGCATCCTTCTATTTTAGATCATGCGGTGAAACTAGCAGAACAATATTATTATGATAAAGCACCTCAAACAGCTGAGAAATGACGTTAACAGAAATAAGTGACATATTTGATATGAGAATGAATTCGTTCATTCCTGGTAGTCTTGTAAAAGATGAATATGAAAAATCTGTTTATCTTACAAGAGCACAGGATGTGTTTTATGATTCTTTATTGTTAGATTTTGAATCTAGTAACGAAATAGGACAAGTGCTTAAAAAACTTGTATTTTCTGTAGATTTTTCTTCTGCTTCTTCTACAAATATGTATGGTGGACATGTTATACTTTTTACAGAACTGGTACGTAAAATATTAAGGGAAAGATATGTTACAGGTGTTATTTCAGGTTCTGTTTTATATAGTGAGAGAGACCTTTTGGTTAAAGAAGAAAGGCTTGCAGAAATAGAAGAGTCTTTAACGAATCCTTTTAGACAACCAGGTTTATCTACATGTTTAAGGGCAGTAGAAGAAACTTTAACTTTTAATAAAGTACAGTTATATATTAATCCTGCTCTAACTGTACCTTTTGGTCATTATTATGTAACTTATGCGAAAGAGCCAGAGCCTATAGTTCTTCAGGATTTACCTGATAATTTAGAAGTAAAAGGACAGAATACTGCTACTGTTGCTCTAGCTTTTGATGATGAGGAGGTAAATAAGATTATTGAAATAGCTGTAAATCTTGCATTGCGTGATGCAGGTATTTATGCTCAAAATAAAGCTCAACAAGAAGCGGAATAAATTTTTTATTAATTTAATACTTATAATCATGAATACACAACAAAATGTTTTACAAGTACTTGCATGTGATTTCACAGGGCCTCAAGCTACCCAAAATGCTTTAGCGGATTTACCTGTTGGTGAACTTGCCTTTTATGATAAAACAAATACTAGACAGCCATCTGGTGCTGGTAGGTTTGTACTGAATAACGGAGGAAAGTTTATTGAAAGTAATTATCTTGCAGATTTTGCTGGATGGGATCTTAAGTCTTATACAGCTCCTGAATTGCGTGTAGAGACTGTTACTATTCCTACTCCTGTTGTAGGTAGTGTGTATATAGTCCAGGTTATTTTAGATATCCATGGAATGACTGGAAAATATATTATGCATGGTGTTTATAAAGCTCTGACAGGTGATACTGCAACAAATGTTGCTACAGCGGTTGCTCTTTCTTTGAACAATGCCATAACACGAGAAGGCAGTACAGCTATAACTGTTACTTCGTCTGGTGCGGATGTTATTATTACTGGTAAAATGCAGACTTATGTTGCAGGTAAAAAACTTGGATTCCAGGTTCCTTTTACTGCTTCTTTATCATCTCCGGAAGATGCTGCTGTTGCAGGTGTAGTAGCTACTAATTATGCTACAGGTACTGTTACTCTTGATAGTGGTGGTGGTGGATCTGTTGATACCATAAAAGTAAATGGTGTAGATGTTATGTCTGGCGCAGAGGCTTATGATACTAATTTACCAGATACTGCAACTAATGTAGCTGCTAATATTACAGCACATACTTCGGTTCCGAATTATACTGCAGTAGCCGTAGGTGCTGTAGTTACTATTACTTCGGAAGAAACAGGTGGTACACCTAATGGTTACACTGTAGTTTCTACTGCTACAACTATTGTAACTACTGATGTAAATATGAGTGGTGGTCACCTTAAAGGTGGAGACAATGGTGTTGGAACTGGTAATTATGTACATGCTAAAGAATATTTTGCATGGGGTAACCAAGATTCATTCAGATATAATAGTTTTAGGAATAACTTTACTCCTAAAGTTCTCTCTGATGATTCTAAAACTTATAATGTGCAGGCTGTTTCTGAGGATGTGTATGAACCAACAGCTCATGCGGATGTAAGAGTTTCTCTTCAGGTTTTACTTGCGTTTAATTCTGCCGGGTCTTCTCCTGCAACCTAGAATTTAAATTTGATATTTATGAATAGCCTGTACCTTAAATGAGGGCAGGCTATTTTTCTTTATGCTTATTTTTTCGTACTTTTGATAAAAATACCTCGCCATGATAAATATAACACAATTTAATTTTACAGCAGACTTATCAAATATAGAATTAGTATTTGAATCTACTACTACAGAAATTATTGACTTGCAAATGTTTATAGGGGACGATTATCCAAATACTCCTGTGGATTTAAGTGGTAAATTAACCGGGGCTAGTTCTTATGATTTTAGTGGGGCCAATGCTCTAACTCCTACAGATCTGGGTTTACCGGAAGGTACGCCGTTATCAGGAATATTCATTGTAAATATCACAAATAATGATCCTACTCCTGATATTAAAGAAGCTGGAATCATGAGTGATTATCTGCTTGTACTTTGTTTAGCTAATAAAATCATACAACAAAATCAAGAGTCAGATCTCAATGAGACTACTTATTTGTTTCTATTAATAGAAGCTACTAAGTCTTTTATGAGTGAAGAACAGTATGAGCAAGCTTTAGGGGCGTATGATAGAGCAGAATCTATTTGCGAGGCTGATCCAAACAATTATGATACTGACATACTTCCTTGTGGGGAAGGTACCGGATGCTGGATTATTGACGGAGTTTATATAGTTAAAAAATGAGTATATTAGACAATAAAATAGACTTTATACTGTCTAAAGAAGACTTCATAAACACTAGTCTAATGACTAAGTCTATGACAAGGCAGGATATTTATGGTAGAGTAAATACTAAATTGAGTATTGAAATCACTAAACTTATGTTTATACTGCAAAGTAAAGACTGGTTTGGAGAAAATACTAAATTAGCGTTATACCAGAAACTAGTAGATATGACTAGAAAACAAGGATTAATATTTAAAATCCCGAAAACAGAAGTTGTTTATCAAAGTACTATATATTATGGTGTAGCTTTACCTGGACTTCTTGAGGAGGATATTAGTACTGAATTAAGTTTAGGTTCTTCTGACACCAGGGCAGATAATATGTATACATACAATACCACAGGTACTGAAGTATACTATTATGCTTATCCTAGAGAATGGGGAAGCTTGTCTAAGATATATGACGATAATGGATATAATACACTAGATGGGTATTATGAAAGAGAAGTTCAAATTGATATAGGCGGAATTAATAAAGATTATTATTTAATGGAATTTAAGGTGGTAAGTTCAACACTTGATTTTGATATAACCTTTGCATTTTAATTATGGCAACTCAAGGACATATTCCTATAAGTTCAAACTTTGATAGAAGGTCTCCAATACCTGTAGACCCCTCTTTATACAGAGATGATATAGCAGATAGGGATGCTATACCTGTATGGCAGCGTTATCCCAATATGCAAATTGACATATTAGGTAGTAATGTAAGTTATAAACTTATATTAGGTACTGTCGATATGGATCTTGCAAATAACGCTAACTGGGTTGAGATTTTCAATACTCTGGATCCTAGTGACTATTATACAAAAATTAATCTACAGACTTCTGGAGAGTCAGAGGTTCATTGGGATAATATAACCAATGCTCCAAGTACTTTTGTAGCTACGTGGGGAACTATAATAGGAACTCTTGCAGATCAAACAGACCTAAATAACGCATTAGGAAATAAAGAAGACGTTTTTGCTAAAAATACAGGATTTAATTTACCGCTTGGCGTTATTGCAAATACTGTAGCTGAAGGAGATCATAAGCATTCCCAATTATACCAACCAGATGGAACTAATCCATTCGTTTATACAGACAATGCAGGTAATTTATTTGTTGATGGTGATATCATACAAAGTGGTGTCGGATATGAAACACATGTAGAACAAGTATGGAGTGCATTAGATTTAATTATAACTAGAGACGGTGCTGTCGCTGGACTAGGTGCAGGAGAATACACTGGTATTCAAGCTACACTTTATGATGGCGTCAATGACGGTCAATTAGTATTTGATAATGGAGGTGTAGCCAGAGTAGGGGATATAGGAAGTTTACAACCTATTGCTACCAGGGAAGAAACTCCAACTGATGGATACTATGCTCAATGGTCTACGGCTAATCAAAGATTTGAAACTGTAGCTATATCAGCTAATAGGATAGAAAACACAGCAACAACTTCTTATGTAGAATATGGTAATAGTGGAACAGATACATTTCTTACTAGTGTCTCAACTTCATCAGGTGGTGCAGGGGATTTATTTAGAATGTATAATGGATTAAGTGGACTATTATTTTCTATAAATGATGAAGGAGCTGTTTTATTTAAACATTCTCTTAATAGCAATGATACTACTATAGATGGAAATAATATTACTTTAAGAGGTATAGCTGCTGTAGGTAATTATATATATGGTGATGGTGGTGCTTACTTTAGGCTGCCTGTGGGAAATGGTCGTGCTTATCATCAAGTATATCCTAAAACATCAACGGAAGAAATATTAAGGTTTAGCTCTTCTACGGGAGTTAATTATCAGGGTTCTTCGGTACATCATAACAAATATACAATGTACGGAGCTACTATCCCTATGTTACGCTGGAGACATCCATTAGATAACTCACATAGTGATTTTGTGGATGGGTTACATATAGGGAGTGATTACCATCATAATTCTTTTCCAATGGGGGCAACATATATATATTCTGCAGACTCAAGAGAAGCAGCAGCAGCATATGACGCTCAATCGATTCATCTTATTCCCGGTAAAATTCTTGGACTCAGTACAGGAGTTGACGGTGCAGTAGTTATTGGTGCTTCTGATAGAGCAACTCCTATATATTTTATAGATAATACAACTATAATAGGTAAAGATGGAAGTAATAATTTATTTTTTACAGATGCAGTTACAGGAACTAAGACTCTTGCAGAATTAGCTGCAGGTTCGATAGGTCGTAGAATAGAAAATACGGCTACGACTTCATACTTGGAGTATAGTGATTCTGGTGGAGATGCCTTTTTAACTGCTGTAACAACTCTTACAGGGGATGACGAAGTATTTGGCATTACTAATGGTAGTGCAGATAAAATATTTAAGATGAATGCTCAGGGAAGTTTCTTTAATGACGGATTTAGAGCATTCGCATATCATCCTGTACAGCATAGTATTTATATAGGTGATAGAAAATTAACTGATCCACTTTTAACGGGTGCTAGCAGAAATATAGGTATAGGTGAAGGTACATTTACAGATTTATCAACCGGTGATGATAATATATTAATAGGTTATTATGCTGGAACAAACATGAGCACAAGTACGCATAATGTCGCTATTGGCTCATATGCAATGACTTCAATGGTAGCATCAAGCGATAATAACGTAGCTATAGGTTATAGAGCTGGGTATAGCGCTATCGGAGATGGAATTATTAGTATAGGAGCTTTTGCCGAAAGAGGAGGAAACTCTACGATTAGTATTGGTTATTATGCTGGATACGGAAGTACAGGAGCAAACAATATTCATATAGGGGCTAATACGGGTGCTGTTTCAGGTTATACTGGTACTCGAAATATATTCATAGGAACATATTCAGGCGGAGCAATGGGTTCTGGTTTTGATAATGTATTCATTGGTTCTTATTCAGGTAGGTATGAGACAGGGTCTAATACTTTTATGGTATCAGGTTTATCAGCAGCGGAACAGGTTGATGAAGCTACGGCTAGGACTAAGGCGTTGATTTATGGTATATTTGATCCGACTACAACAAGTCAAACTATTAGGTTTAATGCTAATGTAGGAATAGGAGTAGCTCCCGGAGGTGCCCCGTTGACATTAAAAGCTCAAGCAGAGGACGAAACAGTTTTTAGAATAAATGAGGTTAATAGTAATGCAAGAGCTTTTGAAATTGGCTTTAGTGGAACAAACTCTCCGTTTATACATTTTAAGCGAAGATACTCAGATATTGCTTATGATGTGATGACTTTTGACAGGACAAACGGATATGTCGGAATTGGAACAACAAGTCCAGATTATCCTTTACATGTTTTGAGGGCAGGTGGTTCAGGAACGGCAGCTTTTATGTCCGGTTCAGGTTATAATGTAGATACATATTATGGGCATGGAACTACATATCAATGGAGACTAGGTACTTCAAGTGTAGCTGATTTTAGATTAAGAGATGAAGTAGCAGGAGCAACTAGACTGTTAATTGTTCAGGCAACAGCTAAAACTCATATGATCGGTGTCTATAATAATTCAGTTGCTAATGCTGCAAATGTTTATGTAGCATCAGATGGGGCACTATTAAGATCAACCTCTTCGATAAAAATAAAGAAACAAATTAAAGATTATATTGACCCTAACTTTGCTTTACAATTTATTCCTGTTTCCTTCACAAGTAAACAAGACAATACAAAACATATTGGTTTTATAGCTGAGTGGATGGATAAAGTAGATCCAAGATTCGCAACTAATCAAGAGGAAGAAGGCTTAATGGGATTAGATATGAATGCTATTGTATCTGCATTAACAGCTACAGTTCAAGAACAACAAAGAGAGATAGAACAATTGAAGTCAGATATAAAGGCAATTAAACAATATTTAAATTTATAATACAATGGCAAAAATTATATATGATAGCTGGGCAGTACCATTAGGATATGTAGGTATAACATTATGGCCTTTTGGGATTCATATAGCATTATCGGAAGAAGAGTATATTAGGAAGTATGGAAGAGAAAGGCTAAATAATACTATTAATCATGAAAGGATTCATATAGCTCAACAAAAAGAATTACTTGGTATATTCTTTTATATTTTGTATGTTTTAATTTGGGTAGTATGGTTATTTAGGTACGGTAAAAAAGCTTATCGAAATTTACCTTTTGAGAAAGAAGCTTATGAAAATGCAGGAAATTCTGAGTATCTAAAAACTCGTAAGTTATTCAGTTGGATTAAATACTTTAAATAAAGTTATGCATAAATTGACATACGTTTTATTGATTATTTCTATTGACTGGTTGTTAAAACTTGGACAGTATTTTGAGACTTATATATTCCACGATTGGGGATTTATTAAATACTTAGGTATTCTTATTGTAGTAGATACTTTAATAGGAATATATAAAGCCAAAAAACAAAAAAAGTTCAGTTGGAAAAAACTTGGAAAGTTACAGGATAAATTAATTACCTATATTAGTATATTAGTATTAGTTCATGTCATAACCTCTTTTACTGTAGAGGATAAAGTAGTAACACTATTTCATTGGATACGTCTTGGTGCCTTATCTGGCATTATGGCTAAAGAAGCTGTATCTATTTTAAAAAATTTAGCCGCTGTAAATAAATCTTTTATACCTATATGGATACTGAAAAAATTAGAGGCTTTTGATAAATCAGGAAAATTTGATGACGAAGAACCTAAAAATGACACAGATGATTAAAACAGTTAAGTTCTATAAAAGACGTACCTATGCATTATTTACTATTTTAATGTTAGTAATAGGGTATTACGTAAAGACTGATATTGTTAATTTAGTACAACATAGAAAACAACAAGATACTATTAGTATACGGGATTTAACTATTAAAGAATTAAACTATAAAATTTTAGAAAGTTACGAACAACTAAACTATAAAGAAAAAGAAATTGAAATCTTAAAAATCAATGTTGAACTTTTAAAAGACGCAGTACGTGAAAAAAGGAGTTTTAATAATAGTAATATTATTGACACTAAGTCAATCCATACGGACTCAACAGGTAACGTTATTAAAATCGGGGAATGATACAATAGCAGTATTACCGTTAAAAGCCATAAGGAATATTAATTCTCAATTAAAAGAGGCGAGAGTTATAAAGGCTGAGTCTATTGTGTTAAAGAAAAAACTAGTATATTCAAATATTACACTACAAGAAAAAGAAAGTATAATACTCAAACAGCAAAGAGAAATAGTCTTAAAAGACTCTATAATAAATATACAAAGTATAAAGATTAAACGTCAAGGATGGGATTGGTTAAGAGCTGAAAATAAGTACGAGAGAGAAAAGAAAAAAGTCATTAAATTTAAAAGGTTTTTTATAGGTAGTTTAGTTTTATCTACAGGAATTATAACTTTAATCTTAATCAAATGATTACTTTACATTATCTATATCTTGTCTTATACTATAAAAGGAAAAGTATTAGTAAAAACTTAATTGAACTATAACATGAAAAAGGATAGATTAATTTATGATGTAAGAGAGGCAGTCAGAGCTTATAGTAATGATGCTAAGCTTACTAATGCTTATGTGTTACATAAAATAGATGTTGTAAGAGCTAAATACATTCGACAGCATCAACGTAAAAATCCTGGTGAGTCTAAATTAGGATTTACGCAAACTTTATTAATGGCTACAGAACTTGTGGATAGTTCATATTTATCTACTGTCACTGTTGGTACGACTTTGTTACGTACAGTAAAGGCTTTACCTACTATTATAGGTAAAACTTTTTTAAAAGATGTAGTTGTACGTCCTGTAGATAGAATAGTTGAAGAAATAGAATATATGGATAAAGTCAGGGCTATAGTTGCTACTATTCCTAAGCTTATTTTTGCATATTTGGATGATGATATGCATATGTATTTCGTACAAAGACAAGATTCTATATATAAATTTTTACAAAATGTAGCTATTAGTGTTATACTAGAAACACCTGAAGATATAGTTTCTATTAATGAGCTTGACACGGATTTAGTTGAATACCCTATAACTGAAGCTATGTGGGCATTAATGAAACCTGAAGTATTAGAGTATATGTATAAAATTATGCAAATACCGGTTGATCAGTTAGACGATAATCAAACACAACAATAATTTAAACGGCAGAAAATGGGAATTAAACAAGGAACAAGAAGAACAAGTAAAACAGCTATGCGACTTGAAACCGTATATAAAAGTTTTATACGGGCTTCAGATAAGAATAAGAAAGATCTAAAGAACCAAACTATGTATACAAATATACTTGTTACTTTGTTTAATAAGATATTTCATTATATTATCCATGAAGGATATGAATTTACGTATAGAAAACTAGGTACTTTTTCTTGTATAAAGTATTTTCCTTCAGTAAGAGAAACAAAAACAGGATATTTAGTATCTAATAAACCTGTAGATTTTGCTGCAACTTCCAGGAAAAGAAAAGAAACTGGAAATAGTAAATTATACGTATATTATGATAATTCCAGAACAGGTGGTTATATTTATAAAGTAATTTGGGATAAATCTCGGACAGCGTTTCTTAATATGACTTATTATAGATTTGCATTACAAAGAAACCTTAGAAAACTTTTATCCGAAGCTGCAGTATCTGGAGAAGCAATGGCAAGACATGTTGACTTTAAAGTTTAGATTATGATAACAATAAATGATATTATGTACCGTGTGTACCGGAATCCTTTACTACAGAATGTACGTAAAGTTGATATTGTAGAGGATATTAAATCAGTATTGAAATTACTGAATGTGCCAGTACATTTGGAAGAAAAACGCATTGTAATTAATGTACAAGAGTATCGTGCTATATTACCAAAGGACTTACATCAGGTTAAACATGTTATAGCTATGAATGTTGGGGGATACCAGAGAAGACTTAGACATTCTTCAGATATAAGAGTAGAACATCAAGGGGAGTTTAGGGATAAAATAGTTTCTACTGCTACTTATAAAGTAGTTCCTGGTTGGTTATACACTGATTTTAAATCTGGTGATGTAGAAGTTATTTATACCGGTTTTACTTTAGATCCTGATGGTTATCCACTTATTCCAGATGATGAATCCTTATTACTTGCTATAATAGCTTTTGTAAAAGTAAATTATTTTACTACTTTAGTAGAAATGGGGCATATGGCTATGGGTATTTTAGAAAGAGCAGAGCAACAGTATAACTGGTATATGGGGCAAGCTTCTAACTCTTTAGATATGCCTACGTCTGAAGAAACTGAATCATTATTTAATGCTTTAATTAGACTTATACCTGATAGAGATTCTTTTGAAACTAATGATAAATTTAGAAGTAATAAAGAAATACTAAAAAATCATGATTAAACGTGAGAGATATACTGCGACTCATTTAGATACTGATAGTGCTCCGGATAAAAGGGACAATACTTCTTATTTTGCAGCTTTTAATTTAGAAGTTGTAAATAACGGAAGAACCTTATCTATAAATCCAACCAAAACTAAAGGTATTTTTGAATCAGGAGGACCGACTTATCTTAATACAATAGTCGGACATGTTGTAGTAAACGATCTTCTTTATTTATTTGAATACAGAGGGTTTGGTACTTATCGTGATATTATCCATAAAGTTACTAAAACAGGAAATATTACTGAAATAGTTAAATCCGATTGGGGTTGGTCTGATGCTACTCAGTTAGATGTTGTAGGTAATAGAGAAAATGAAGACATTATTAAAGTATATTGGGCGGATGGAACAAACCAATTACGAACTTTAAACTTAGTTGATCCGGATTTATATGATGGAATGAATGCAGATATTGTATTACCTGTGGAATTAAGTAAACCAACTGCAGAAATAATTCAAGGTGGTAATTTGATAGCAGGAAAAGTACAATATGCTTATTCTTTATTTAACTTACATGGAATAGAAAGTGTAGTTAGTGCATTATCAGCACCATTATCTATATCACTTAACATGGAAGGTGGGGAAAGTGCAGAAGTGATGCCTTTATCTGCAGAAGTTGATATAACAGGTATAGACACCACTTTTGAGTATATACGTGTATATTCTATACACTATCAGGAAGTAAATCAAGTTCCTAAAATAACTCTTATCTATGAGACACAAATAACAGGTACTACCTTAACAGTTATAGATGACGGTAACTTATTTATCAGTGAATTAAGTTCAGAGCAGTTTAAGTTTTTAGGAGGGGTAGTGTTAAAACCAACAACTATAGCTATTAAAGATAATAGGTTATTTGCAGCAAATTATCAAACAACTAATTTTGATATACCTCATACTTCACAAATGGATTCCAGGGTATTTAGTTATGATAACGGTACTCCAGAATTTGGTATAAAACAAGCAGGAGGAAGTGAAGAAAAGTATGTTAATCCTGCAGCACTTTGGGTAGCTGATCCTGATGGTGTACATGATGCTATAAACTACGATTATGATATATATAAATATCAAAGTAATGGCGCTACTCCAGGAGCTGAGGGAACTAACTTTAAATTAGGTTTTAATACAACTACTACTGTAGATAAAGATACTCGTTCTCTTAAACAAGGAGAAATATACAGAATAGGTGTAGTATACAGGGATCAATACAATAGGGCTACGCCGGTAAAGTGGATGTGTGATCTAAAGATCCCTTATTATACTCCTGGAACAGCTGTATTTATAGATTGTCAGTTTAATAACGCTTCAGTATTTTATACACTTGGAGTAAGGTCTTTTCAACTTGTTATAGTTAAAAGAGAACCAAAAGACCGTTCAGTATCTTCACCAGGATTTATAGTTCCCGGGGCTACATTTGAATGGAGTGATAGTAGTGAACCAGCTACTGGATATACTCATCCATATTATACTTTAAAAAGATTATTTGATTTTGCAACTACAGCTAACGGAGGTTATCTTTTAAATGATTATACTCCATCTTATGACTATGATACTCCTGCAGGGTATGTAGTTGCTGAACCGATTAAAAATGATGATATACAGTTTTTTTATTCTTCAGATACCGTTTTTGACATAGAAAATATGTATCCAGTTTCTCAAGCACATATATTAGGTACAGCAAGAACAGGTATTCCTTTTATAGCTGGAGAAACAAAAATCAGCTATTTTAAGGACGGAGGACCAGATAATACCTTGGTAGTTTCAACAGGATTACAGTACCAATTATATAACTCATTGGTACCTGACATGCCGGATTTTCTCATGTATCATAGTGCTGTAGCTTCTCCTACTTCTTTATTTACTTTTGAAGTTACTATGTTTCATAAGTATCTCCAATATGAAGTAATGAATCCAACAGATTATCTTGTTAATGACAAAAAAAGCTTAACTGACAGTACACCTTTAAAAAGATTAGAGTCCGATGTTGGAAATAAAGTATCTAATATTCTTACTATTAAAGATGCTTTATTCAGAGATTCTGGAAATGAAAGAAATACAAGTATTGATATGGGTTTTGCAGGTTGTATGGTTTTATTTTTTGAGCATTCTGATTGGCATGTAAGTAGTGGGGGTGGTGGAGACTATTCTATATTTAAACCTGTAGGAACTATAACTACTACAATACACCTACCTTTGATAGAATTATTAAGAACTATAACTAATCAATATGGAGGATCTACCTATGAAGATAAAAATAGAAATAATTATCTATTAAATGGCCCGGTAGTAAAAACTTCTAATGGTGGAGGTGGTGTTGGTGTAAGTAATATTGAATTAGGGGATGTTTATATTGGCCCTTTAATTGTTAATAGAGTAGACGGATTAAACACACAAAAACAGGCTTATTGGAATAATTATGAGTATGTGTCTATAGGTAATGTAGAACATAATGTAGATATTTATTCCAGAAATGATGATATGTATGAGTGGTATCAAGGTTTAGATGTTAGTACTCTATATGGATTATTTAGATTAGAAGATAACCATAAACTTTTAGGAGCTTATAACCAACAAAATGAATTAATATTAGGTATATCAAAACCTGCAACTTTTAGTACAGTAGAGAATTTTGAAGCAAGTATTATAGCGAGTAAACAAAAGTTTCCGAATGAAGTAATTGATTCTTGGACAGATTTCTTGGTAAATGAAACCATAGATCTTATAGGTACTTATGGATCTATTACTAAACTATATAATTTCACTAATGAAATATTTTCTTTTCAAGAGCGTGCTGTCTCTGCTATAACTATTAATCCAAGAATACAAATACAAGCAGATGATGGTATCGGTGTTGAATTAGGAACAGGTACAATATTGTATAATTATAAATATCTTACTACCAAATCCGGAACTAGTGATATGTGGTCTGTAACTGATGATAGTATTTCTATGTATTATTATGATGATGTCTCAAATAGTATAAATATACATACCGGAGAAGAATTTAGTACTACAAAAAAGATTAGAAATTTAATGAGTGGTGTTATTAATTATGGTATTGTACGAAGTATTTATGATATTGGCAAAGAGGATGTTCTATTTTCTTTTGGTAATAAGACTATTGTTTATAATAAATATATAGGTGGATTTACTAGAACCGAAAATGAACATGAATACTTACATGCTTTTAACAATAAGATATATTCTATAGTAAGTGATAATTTATATGCACATTATATTGGTACTGATTACAATTTAATGAACATTACATACTTATTAGCTCCTATGCCTACTATGGATAAAGTATTTCATAATATAGAGTACAGAAAAGTTGGAGATAATAATTTTAACTCTATTGAAGCAGAAGATACTATTGGAAGAACCGGTATTGCTGCTCCACCTACTATTTATAATAAGTTTAATATAAACAGAATTCATATACCAAGAGTGACTGGTGGTATGGAACGTTTTAGAGACGTAAATATTTTATTAACTTTACAAAGTCCTCAAAGTGCAGATGGGCTTTGGGTAGATGATATGGTATTAATGTATAACATAAAAGGATAAAATCATGGCGACAAAAGCGTGTAGAGGTTTAAAAGTAAAAAAAAGTAAGAAAGTCAATCCTTATTCTGCTGGTGGTATACTTGGAAGTACTGCTACAGGAGTTGCTGGTGGTGCAGTTGGGGGACTTCCAGGTATGATTATAGGTGGTGTTGTTGGTTTAACTAAAGGAATATTTGGACATTCAGCAGAAAAAGCTGCAGAAAAAGAAGCAAAAGATCAAGAAAGATTAACACAACAAGCAGCCCTACAAACTAAATTAGCAGGTATGACAAGTAAAGGAGGTAAATTATTAAATGCAGCAGGTTTAGAAGTTAATCCTTTTAATACGAATGCTCAAGGTGGTTTGTTATCTGGGAGTCGTATGTACGATCCTGAATCAAACATAGAAGAATTCAATCAGGGCGGAACTCATGAACAGAATCCAAATGGTGGAATTCAGGTTGGTATTGGAGCTAATGGAAAACCTGATACAGTCGAACAAGGTGAAACTGCTGTTATTATAAATGGACGTAAATTTATCTTTAGTGATAGAGTAGAGTTTAGGAATAAAGGTGAATTTCCTACTTTTATGAAAGATAGTACTTTTGCTGATGCTTCTAAAAATCTTGAAGAGGCTTTTAAAGATCGTCATAGCCCTGAAGATAAAGCTACTAAAAAAGCTTTCCTAGAAAGACTTGCTGAGAAACAAGAAACTGTAAAAGAACTACAAGAGAATCCTGGACTTGAAGAAGAAAGCCAACAGAATCAATTTCAAGATGGAGGTTTTTTTGGGAAAGAGTTTATGCAAAATATACAAAACCAAACTGCTGTATCACTTAATATACCTGGTAGAAAAAAAGGGCAGGCAGGATATGTAGAAAGAATAGGAGAATACGACTTATATCGAGGGCCTTTACAATTAGAGACTCAAGGATTAGGAGATCCTAATGAATTATTTCCTTATACTTCTCCTGAAACTGCTGTAGGTACATTTCCTGAAAGTAAAGAAACACCTTTCTGGAAGGATGATGAGAAACTTGGAAAAGTTGCTTTAGGCTTAGGTGCTTTAGGTTCTCTTGCTGGTGTATTCGGTAGTATGAGAGCAAGAAATAAAATGCAGAAACCTGGTGAAGTAAAAGCACACTTACTAGATACTTCAGGTATTACACCTGAGTTAGTAAATAGACAAGACATACTTAGAGAAGTTGCTCAGACTCAACAATCTGCTATAGGTGCTTTAGGTGCTAAAGCTTCTGGTGATTTTGGGGCTTTTGCGGCTAATGTTGCGGGTATTCAAGGTAAGACTGCTCAGGCTACATCCAGAGCTATGTTACAGGCAGCTGAACTGGATGCAAAAGAAAAAGGGCGTATACAAGAACTTAAATTAGGCGCACAACGTTTTAATGCTCAGTCTCGAAACCAAGCTGATTTAGCTAATGAACAAAATCTTGCAGCGTATGAAGCACAGAGAGCTGCGTATTCTCAAGGTATTGTAGCTAATATTAGTAGTCTTGGACAGACTGCTGTAAATTATGCTATAGGCACACAAGCAGGTAAATATGGCGGTCTTGCAGAACAACTTAAAGCTTTAATAAATACATAAAAATAAATTTAAACATTTAGTTATGCCAAATAGATTTTCACAAATAGTACAACCGTATGTAGCTAATCCTATTGATGTTAATATGTTTGCTATGGTTCCTATGGCTAAAGCCCGTGCTAAGGCTTTGGGCATAAAAGCTGCAGAGTCTTATATGTTTGATTATAATATTGATCAGAAGGATGCTGCTTATATCAACCCTTTAGTTAAAGGTGTTACAGATCAAAAGGATGCTATAGTAAATCGTGTACGTACTGAAGGTGTATCTAATGACCTGGTAGGTGACCTTATACAGACTAAAAGAAATTATGATAAAGTTCAAACTGATGTACGTAAAGCTGAAGAAAATAAAAAACGTATTGATGCTTGGAATAATAAACTCTTAGTGTTACATAAAAATAATCCTACTTATATGGACTTTGTTAAAAATGAAGAATATGGTAGAGGCTGGAGTGGTACTTTCGGTGAAAACGGTAGTATTAATACTTTTGATGCATCTTATGGCCCTCAGTATTTTGATATGACTGCAGGTTATACTAATGCCCTTAAAGGTATTAGGATGGAGTTAGATAAAGAAACTAGTGGTGGTGGTTATATAACTACAATAACTGATCCTAATACAGGGCATAAACGTTCTATGTTTGTAAGTTCTCAAGGCACTAAAACTTTTAGTAACAAATCTAAAGTATTAGCTCAACTAGATATATTAAAAGAAAAGTATAAGGATCCTACAACTACAGAAGGTGCTTATGCAAATTATATAGGAATGACAGATGCTGCTATTGATAAAATGGGGGAGAACATTGCTAATAATATGATTCAAACTGAAATACAAAAAGGTAATATTAGTAGAAGGTTATTACCTCCAACTACTGTTACTCCTCCACCTGGTGATGACATTGAAGAACCGTTCAATCCTGCAGATAAACCTCCCGGGAATGTTTTTGAAGTTAAAACTAAAACTGAAGTCGGGTATGTACAAGAATTAAATGATTTTAATAAAGATAAATTAGTTAAAAATACTGTGTATCATTTATATGATTTACCTAGTGCAGCTTTTGAAGAATTTGGAAATTTTGGAGAAAGATACGCTGAAGCTAAAGAGTCAGGTAGTTGGTGGGATTCACCGCTTACTTACTTTTTTAAAGCACATAGTGCAACTTGGGATAGGATTAGAGAACGAAAAGGCAAAACAGATATAGAAATGGATAAGTTTAATGAAATGTCTACTGCAAAAAAAGAAGCTTATACAAAACGTTTTGTAGATAAATTTTCTATGGATTATATGACTAAAGAGGGTATAAATTTAAAATTTTCAAATAATTGGTCTGAAGAAAACGGATTTCCTATTGTAAAAAAGGATATAGTTGAACAGGAGTTTGATAAAACTGCTGGTGCTTTAATATTTGATAAAGGTAGAGGAGCAGAAGGTAATGAAGCTTTAGTAGAAGGTATTGTAGATTTTTCTATTAAATCTTCTGATACTAAAAGAGCCTATTCATTTAATCAATCAGAATCTAGTCCTTTTGCTACTACTAAAGGATTTAAAAATAATCCTAAAGCATATATAGAGTATTTTGCTACACAAGCTGATATGTTTACTGGAAATCTTGCTGTTAAAAATCTTGCTACAGGTAAATTAATAAATCCTTCTACTAAAAAGGGGCAGGATTTACTAAAAAAAATAAATCAAGCTATGCGTAATTTTTCTGGAGCTGCAGGAAAAGACCCAAATGGTTTATATAATATGGATTTTCCTGGAGTTGGAACATCAGAACCCGGGCTATATAATGTATATGACGAAAATACTGGGGCTAATATTTATTCAGAAAAACTTGCTTATGGAGCTAAAATAAGAGTATTTGAAACTGGGGAAAAGGGGGAGAAAGCTCAAATTGGACAATTTCTTATAGGAAATACCCCTACTGATAGAGGAACTAAAGAATTTCAAGATTTATCCCGTCCTATGGAACAAATGGGAAACCTTAAAGATAATGAAGTATTAGAAGGAACATTTTTTAAAAGAGTTGGATTAGATTTTAAAAAAAAGTCTTATAAAAAAGTTCCGGTAGAAATTCATAGAAATACTTTTGAAAGGCAAGGATTAGATAATAAAGGAAATTTAGTTATTATACCTAGAGATCAATTAATGTATTATATACAGGGGGAAGAGTTACCTCGTTGGTATAATGCTGCTGATATAAAATTTTTTAATATACCTAAAAATGCTAAACCTAGACGTTCCGGTAAATATGGTTTAAAAGAGGTTGCGGATAATATAGTTAGTACTATGAGTCCTGAAGTTTTTACTAGGACTATGAATAATACAACAAAGATTTGGAGTAATCATGGACCTTTATATTAAAATAAGATGTTATGCCATTATATGATAAAGAAGGAAATCCTATTAATTACTTACAGGAAGATTATGACCCTGTAAGTCAAACTAATGTAACTAGTGATGTACCTGATATATCTACACTAAGAAAAAGCCATCTTAATATAGGAGCTATAAAAGGTAAAGATAGGCTTAGTGAATTTGAAAGTGGTTATTACTATAATCAACCTACTAGTACAATTGATGAGGACTATGATAATTTTGCAGGCCCTGTAAAATCTTGGGCAGATATAGAAGCTAATAGGGTTAATATGCAAAGTCAATGGTCTAAGGCCAAACATGCTGCTTTAGGTGGTGTAACTGGTGCTGCAGGTATTGCTTTACAGCAGATGGGTTATATGACAGACCCTCTTTCTTTCACTAAAGCTTTAGGATGGTTTGATGGACAGATGATTAATCCTATAAGTATGGCTATGACTGAATCAGGTAATTGGTTAGAGCATGGTTCAGAAGAGTGGATGCCTATTTATGAAAACCCTGATCCTAATGATCTTACTGATCAGTTATTAAAGTGGAATACGGCAAGTTCTGTTCTTAAAAGTACTTTAGGTTTTCTTATTCCCGGGGCTGCTGCAGTTAAAGGTGGTGCAATTCTTACTAAAGGAGCTATTGGCATGGGTAGGATGGCTAAAGTTTTAGGTAAACTTACACGTATGCCACGCCTTGCTAAAATAGAAAATGCAGCTATTAGAGCTGATAAGTGGCGTCAAGCTTTTCCTTCTTTATATCCTGGTTTAGCTAAATTTGTACAAAGAGGTGGGCCTTTAGTAGTTAATACTGTAGGTGAAGCTATGTTTGAAGCTAATGATGCTCAGGAAGAATACTTACGAAAAATAAGTCCAGGTTTAATTTCTGGTACTATCGATGTTAAGGAAGCTAATAATGTTGGAAATGATATAGCACAAAATGTGTATCAATCCAATATGTTAAAGATGGGATTAGATGCTTATATGATGACTAGACTTGGTAGAGCTATGGATCCTACTCGTGCTTTAAAAGGAGGTTTAACAAATGAATTATTAAGTCAGGCTATTTCTGCTCCTATGGAAGGTATAGAAGAGATGTATCAGGCTATTGCAAGTAAGGAAGGACAGTATAAAGCTTTAAAAGAATTAGAAAAACGAAATAAAAATAGTGAGATACTTAAAACGTTTAAACGTTATGGTGAATGGGAAAATCCAGATGTAAGTACTGAATTTAATCAAAGAGTTTCAGATTATCTTACACAAGATGATGTATTACTTGAAGGTATTATTGGTGCCCTATCCGGGCCAATACAGTCTTTTGGTGCCAGGGTATTAGATAAAGGTCCAATTAATGCTTTTAGGTTTAAGTCTGATAGAAAAAAAGAGGAAGCTGCAGAAGATGCACTTGATTTTCTTAAAGTCAGACAGCGTGATCTTATTAAAGCACAGCAAGGAGTAGGTGTTATGTATAAAATGATGGAGAATCTTTCTACTACTCCGGAAGATCTTGCGTATGCTTCAAAAGGTTTAAACTCTTTAGGTAATCCGGATATATCAGTAAGGCTTGACAGGGCAGAAACAGTAGCCCGTCTTACTGAACTTACAGAAGGTAATAAACAAAAAGAAGAAATAGTAAGGCGTAATGTTTATAACTCTATGGTATTAGATGCTATGGCTAAAGGTACGTTTAAATCTTTAGAAAAACATGCGGCTGAAGTAAAAGATACGGACTCGGATGCAGCCACACTGCACAAGTACATTCAAGAAAATAAAAAGAAACTTAAACGAGTAAGTCATTTAAGGAATAAAGAAGAAGTTCTGTACTATATTAATCAATCTGAAACTTTTAACGCTACTTATGATGTTTTAGAAGATGATTTGAGTAAACTTATGGTTTCTCCTGAATATAAAGACAGGCAGACAGGAGAACTTACTGAAACAGCTAAAGTACAAGTTAAAAGTATACAAGAAGTTTTAAAAGGACTACAAAAGAAAATTAATGTAGTTAATGAAGTAATAAAGGATAAGTCTAGCAGAAAAAACCAAATTCGGTTAACTAATTTTGCGATTGAAAGAGGAATTCGTGATACTGCATTAGAAAAACTATCTAGGATAAACACTATTAATGCTTTAGATAATTTTGATAAAGTGTATCCCGATCTTATGTTTACACAAGAGTATGCTGCTGCTGTAGCAAGAGTTACAGATGGTAAACCTGTTCCAAAGTCTAGAAGGTTTAAATTTAATTTTAAAGGTATTTCTAAACAAGTACCTGAAAAGATTACAGAAGCAACTAAGCGTGTATCTAAACAAGTTACAACTAAAGCAAAAGAAGTAGCAAAAACTGTTAAAGAAAAAATAGCTGATACTGATATTCTTCAAGTAACTACTGATCTTGTAGATAATGCAGTGGATGCTGCTATTGCTGCAAGAGAAATACAGGTTCCACCAGATATGATAAGCAGGATCAAATCTGATATTAAAAAGGCTGTAAAGGGTAGTGTAGCAG